GTGATTCTTCACGCTTCGTTCCTCTGGCCTCAACTACTTAACTGTAGTCGGCCCATAGAGGAATGCTATAAGGGGCCATGGCCCCTACAGCAAGTGCTGCCACTTACTGATGTAGAAATAAATCTCTACGATTATCAATCAAGTTGTAGGGATCCTACAAATTGGAATATGGAGGAGGAGGTGAATCCTCCTGCATCACGCCGAGAGCCCTCAGGCGTGCAACGATATCTGAGTCACTCTCGGTAACGTGCAGGAATTCTTCATTCGCACCAAAGGGTGCAAGAGGGTCAAACCCCTCTTCTGCAAGATCGTAACCGAGATCTGTAAGATGCTCGTAAACGTGACCTGCGTCACGATTGGATATCATGAGATCCTCAAGATATCCGATGTCAGGACCATCGGTCCTAACATCATTTTTTCCAGCGGTCTTCCGCTGGTGAAACCCTGCTATGGTAGCAGAGAAAACTCCTGAGAAGTTTCTCTCAGGTCGGATACGTATGTCACTACATACGATAGCGGGGAGGTTAGTCCTCCCCACTGTACGCCCGAAGAAATTCAGGGCACCCTGATCAAATAGATTATGATCAGTCTCGACCTCGGGTACTCTCCCAAGGAAGAAAATACTAGGGTGGATCAAAATCACCCTAGATCTCCGGCTTCTGTTAGCACGGATGAAATCGCAAATTTTCTTTGCGAGTCTCTTGTCAGCAGACACGAGACCAATAACGCCACTTAAGGCGTTATTCTCCCTTACTCTAATAAGGAGTAAGGGGTCCGACTCGAAAAACATATTGAGCCGGTCTATGATGAGAGGAAGATCTTTCCCTTTCATTATCACATCAAGGAATGATGTGACATCCAACCGAGACATCTCTGTTGGACGCTCTGGAAGTAACTTCCAGGTCCAGCCCAGGGACATGATGTCCTTGTGCCTATAGGGAACTACAAAGTAGGGTTCCCTATCATGACAGGAGAAACCAGGGTTTCTCCATCTTTCCAGGTAGGTTTCCAACCTATCTGTATCAAAGTATGCCCAGAGGCTACTTTCACTGGTGGATCCACGCTTGGATCCAACATCTGACTCAACCATCAGGTTGGGCAGTAGCTTCCCTTTAAATAGGAAGCTGTTATATACTCTCTTCACAATCTTGAAGAAAGTAACCATGGGACTCTCGAGGATCCCATGTCTTAACGAACGTAAGAGTTCGTTATGTTCCTCGCTAGGCGGTACAATGATCGCCCTTTCAGGGAGGAACTTCCTTAACCGATCCATTGTCGGAAGGATAAGGTCGTGTTTGAAAACACCACCTCGTGGTTTATCACTAACCACATACTTATGAGACCAGAGTTTCATAAGTTGACGCTCCATACGATAGAGCGTCTCGGCAGGAGTCTTGGACTTCTTCCGGATAACCTCGGAGAAGAACTCCGGGTCAGGATCGTAAGATCCATCACCCCCGATTTCTTTCGGGGTGTAGGGACATAGGCACTCTATATCCCTCGGTACTACAATATGTTGTAGTACTATGGCAAGTGAGTACAACTCCTTCGCCCGGGTACTGGAAGTCCCAATAACCCATTTCGCCTCCTTCCCAAGGAGGTCGAATCTTCCCACATTCGTATGGGAATACGTATCCGTCTCTACCTTTACTGGTAGGAACAAACGGATACGAGGATAGTCGAGGTAATCGACCACCCTTCCACGCCATATCATATGGCGGGTTGATTCTAGGGGACCCCCTGGAACCAAAGAACCTTCTTCACAGTAGAAGAGAAGGTGATCGGAATCGAAGGTATCGTCTTCCGATATCTTCCACCCTCCGGTGGAAGATGCTGCCCTGAAGTATTCGGAGAAATCTCCCTCAGGCCAGCACTTGACATAGATAACTACTATGTCATCACCTACAAGTGTGTAGGCTGACCCACGAATTGTGGGCCTAGAAGATGGACGTGTATCCATCTTCGCAACCTTGAGCGTCTCAAGGTTGTATGGACATACAGATACTGTACGTTCAATCGAACCATTAGATTGGTACGATCCTATAGGACTATCTAGAAGTGCTTTACGCACATTATAGTCCTGTCCTATAGTTAGGATTACTTTCGTGAAGTAGTCCCCCATCAAAAATCCTTTTGATGTATAAAACCAGTCATACTGGTTTTTTCCTGTCCTGAAAAAGACAAGACGCTGAGAGGTGTAAATCCTCTTAGCGAGAAGCATCAGCCCGGTAGGCTGACGCGGTCCTCGGGTTTGTCTGAGAAACTCAGACCATACTGCCTTGGCAAACCACCAATTTCCATAATCGGTGGCTTCTTCAAGGTCAGTACTGAACCCGCGAACGGGTTCGTCTCCGAATCCCTCCCACGCCGGAGATTCCGGCGCGAGTTGTTCATGGAGAAATCTCCATAAATTCCGGTCCTTAGTTAGACCGGTCTTTGTTTCAGCTGATATAACAGCTGGAACCAGAGCATGTGAAAATGCCCCCATTATGACCTGATAGGCATAATGTGCCACTGTGATAGACCGAGCCTTGCTCTGGTCTTCAACACAATGGTATCTAACTGAGCGGGTTCTCCACCCGCTAGTCACTACCTC